CCGCGAGCTAACCGGAGACGATCAAGATACTTTGCTAGACACGCTGGACGGCGAGACCGACGCTATGGACATCTTAGGCAAGCTTATTCAAGAGCGAACCGAATGCTCCATCTACGAAGGCGCAGCAAAAGAGCTGGCCGCAACCTACACATCCCGTGCAAGTCGCATGGCTATGAAACAGAAAGCGCTATCGCAAACAATCGGCTGGCTAATGGATGCAGTCGGGGAAAAGAAGATCCAGCATCCGCTTGCAACAGTCAGCAGAACAAAACCACGTTGGTCAGTGCGTGTGGACTGTGAGGAAGATGTACCAACCCAGCTCATGAAGGTAACAACTAGGCCAGACGTTGCCGCAATCAAAAAACAAATGGACGACGGCGAAACCGTCCCAGGCTGCTCGATCTTAATGGGCAACCCATCAATTACAGTGAGGATAAAATGAGTAAACTTATTGACGCAATGAAACAGGTCAACGACCTAAACAAAACCCACGGCGTGACCCAGCGAGGCGGCA